CGGCGGCCAATGGCGAAAGCTCTTGGTCGGTGCTGGTTAATAATGATCTGAGCGGTGCGGTAAATCTCGTTGCAGGCTATGCGGCGGGACTGCGGACGATGCTCGTGGATGGTATCGACGACGGTATCAACCCGCTGGCACCCGGCGACACGTTCACAATAGCCACAGATTCAACGGCGACAGTGTACACGATATCGGCAACGGTATTCGGCACGGTGACCACATCTCTCACATTTTTTCCCGGTTTGGCTGAAGCGGTAGCCGACAACGACGGGATCACAATCACTCAGAACAGATCAAGCGCGCAGCAGACACGGTGTGTCGTTGTAGCGACTCAGGATATTTTAGAATTTACAGGACTCATATACCCAGACGGGTCATTATTTCAGCCTACGAATACCGACATGGTAAAGGCTGCATCTATTCAAGCAATTCATCTAAACAAGATTTTCGGAAAGCGTGATTCAGCGACTCAGATCAGGGAGCTATTTAAAGGGCAGTTCAATGACGGGGTTATCTCCGGGTCAGCGAACGAAGCGACACTTCACCCGACAGCTAAATGGTACGTAAACAAGGTGCTCAGCGAATACTGCACAGAGGTTGAGAGCATCCGCGACATGTACAAATCGAGGCCATATTATGGGCGTTAGACTCTCTGACTTCGCGATCCGCGCAGAGAAAGACGCGATGCTGCGCCGAGTCAATGCCATCCGTAAAGAATACGCGAGGCTAGACGATGCACTGTGGACGATGACGCAAAACCAGGAAAGCGTCGCGAAGGCCATCGCGGAATACTCCGCAGAGATGCGAAAGCCGATCATGAAATTCTTTGCCGGCGACGTGCTCGAAGAGACAGTCCAACAGGCGCATGAAGCGTTTCTTAAGTCACTGAAAAAGTTCATCGAAATGGGGCAGGTAAAAATACAGCGGGATATCCGCGAGAGACTACTTGAAAGCGTCAAGACAGACATCGTGCGCAACCTAGACACCATGATGGCCGAGAGCAAGCTGAACCTGACGAACCGTGCCTTTGAGTTACGCAAAATGGCGGACTCTGGCGCGTTCAAAGCTGCGGATGCCGGCATTGATTATATACAAATCAAGATCGAGTCAATCACAAGCCGGACTATTGGCGGCAGCGACTCGGGGGCGGAATTTACCAAAGGCGAGCTAAAGAAAGCTTGGGAAAAATTGCAAGACCGCTATGGTTCGCGTGACACGGTGAAATACCGAGACGGCAAGAACTACCCCCTTAATACCTACCTAGACGGTCGCGCGCGCACGACGGCGACAGATGTTCACATCCTGACCACACAGGTAGAGTCAGCAGATTCGGGGATATACACCGGCAAAGTGTCGTCTCACGGGGCGTCAGACTCATGCTCAAAATACGAGGGCCGCATGGTGTGCATGTCCGACGAGAGCAGGGCTCAGATATCCCGTACAATCCCCGCGGCGGCAAAATGGCCGACGGTTCAGGAGCTTCGGGCAGACAAAGACTCTCACATATTCAAATTCAATTGCACTCATACTGTGATAAGCTGGCCGATTCACCTGTTCGACAAGCAAGACCAGAAGGCGATTATTGAGGCCGAGGCAGCATGATCGTAACCACTATTGAGACTCGGTTATCAAATAAGGGCGTGAGTAGCTCAGGCCCGGTGCGGCATATTCTCATCGATTCTTTTGTTAAGAAATCGACCACCAAGAACTTTAGGTCAAGCCAGCTTGAGACCTCCGCCGGGGTCTGCACATCGTCTGAGCGCATCCCTGAAAATGTCGTGCTGCAAATCAATGGAGAATGGTTCAAGCCTTTGACCCATGACGTAGGCATGGGCGGGCAATACAAAACCTACCTTCAGGCAACAACGGATCCGCGCAGATGAATATGGATAAACTGAAAGCACGAATTCGTATTGCGACAGGTCGGGCGCTAATGCAGGCGGGCGAGCATTTTAACAATGAGACGATCCCTCTCACCCCGGTTTACAAGGGCGATTTGCAACAGGCTAAACGCGTCGAAAAAATCTCTGATCTTGAGATCCACTGTATATCAGGCGGGAAGGCCAAAGGCTCCGGCGTCAACGTGGACAAATACCTGCATGCTCAGTATTTCGGGGCACTGCGTCACCTTGGCAAAGAAAAGCAAAAAGAGAGCCTCAGAGGGCAGCCAGCGCCGTCGAGTCAGACACAGACAGGATCAGGCGAGCCGTACATGTACCGGGCCAAGTACTACGCAGCGGACAAAGCGGGGCTATTGGTGAAGATGGAATCGCCGCTTTGGTACACGCGCGCCAAGAACGACAAGGCAATCATGCGCCGTACAATGGCTGTGTTCAAAAACTTTTTTTTCGCGGGGCTTAAATGATCGCGACAATCGATGCCATCGTTGACGCGCACACGGCGGACGGCTATCCGATATCTGTATTCTGGGGAGGGGTTCTGGACAAGAAAACCCTCTTTGATCAAATCACTGAGTCAAGCCCTACTCTAAGATACCTAATCCCCGCGCCAAACGGTGGCGGCGTGACTGACGATTTTGTACTGGCATCCGGTGGCAAGGTGAAATTCCTGAAGATGTGGATGGTCGCAATTACCAAAGACTCACGCACTGCGGTTCAGGCCGGACACGATTGGCTTGAGCGCATCGGGTTCACAACAGAGAACGGTGTCGTCGGCTATCCCGCAAGCGCTCCGTGGACATATCAGACCTTATTAATTAACGCATGGCGAACGGTTGCTGACGTTAATCTTTTTTCCGAGCAATACGGCGACGTGTGGCTATGGGAGCAACCGGTAGAGATTCAAGTAAGTATTCCGTAGGAGGAAAAAATGGCAGTAGATTTAACAAATACGGCAGTAAAGACCTATTCTGTAACGTACATACCACCGGGCTCAGGCGCTCTCGACATGGGTCTGATGAAGACCGGCGCGAAATGGACGATGGAAGGCATGATGGTCGAAATCACAGATTCCGAACAGTTCGTCGGCACGGTCGCATCAAGCCAACGCGGGTGGATGGCCACGCTCGATATGGTACTTTATGAGGTAGACACAAGCACGCTGGCTGGTAAAGTTCTGTTCGGCGCAGTGAATACGGTGTCCAGCTCCGGCGAGGTAGCATATGACTTCGATACGGTGCCCGTTGACAACTTTACAGAACGCGCAGGAGAGCTTGTCTTACACCCTACCGACAATGCGGACGATAACCTTGCGGATGACCTCGTGTTTTGGTTGGCGTTCCCTAAACCAAAGATTGAGCTTGTGTCGGATCGTACAAAATATCAGGAAGTCCCTGTATCGTGGACGGTATTCCCAGACACTACGCGCGCGCGTTCAGGGTACACATACTCTGCTACCTACGCACGTATCGGTTCAAAGAATATCTCTGCGGCCGCTCCAACATACGTAGGCATCGTATTGGGTGGCAGCGCAGTCGCTCCATACAAGCACGATCCGGCTGTGACTCTCGACTCTGACGACGTTAAACAGGCACAGGCCTACGGCGCATGGGTTTCAACCACAGGCGGAATCACCATCACTGAAAACGAAGCGGGCAACGTATCGGCTACGGTAAAAACGATGACATACGACGCTAAAGACACAGCGAGCTATTCACTGACCGGAAAGTACATCACTAACGGTACAGAGGTTTGCTATGTGACGACAGACACACAGGCGACGTCAACAACTGGCACTGTGACGTTCAAGCGGGCGTCAGCGTTTACGACTGCGGCTACTCACGCGGACGATCAGGTATGGACTGAAGTCACTTCGTTGATCGTCTACCGTGTGACCAATGGTTCAACATGGGCGAGTTCATCAACTGGCGATTTCACTGTGTCGAATACGGCAGGCAATTACGGTAAATATACATGGGTGGCTGATGGTTCTGGTAACCTCACAGCGACGTATATGAGCATAGCATCCAAGGCTTGCGTCGTAACGACAACAGCCTAATGACCGAAGCCGCACCCGGCATATTCCTGAGACCTCGGATAACACTTTCCGATTTCCTGAGAATAGACGAAATAGTCTTTCACCTTGATAGGGTGAATGGCCGGGTGCGGCGCGTGCTTCTGCTCATGGATTTGATGCGGATTCTTTGCACAAAGAAACGCGTCTGGCCATGGGATTTGAAGCACCTTAATGCAATACTAACCGCGTCGGGAATGCTCAACGCGAAAGCAAAAGACCCTGATGGCCTGTCAAACGCACGGGACAAGATCACTCAAATGGCGTCAGACCTCGGGTCAAAACTTAATAAATTTCAGATAGAAGTCATCGAAAATATGACTGCAGAAGAATGCGAATACATGAGCCTCAACCTTTTGGTTAACCGGTATGAAAAGCTATTGGATATGATGACAGCCAAGCATCCTACAAAAAAGAGCTTCGATTCAATCGCTGGCACAATTGGCAGATTGAAAGAAGACATCAAGCGGATACCTCAAAAGAAAGGCAGATCACCTCAGATTGAAGGACCTAGAGAGTCGAAGATGGTTTCTGGAAGTTCGTTTTCGGCGATGGTGAGCAGATGAAAATATTTACGCTAATAATCACCATACTTTTTACGCCCGTGCGTATAGTTATTTTTCAATCTATTTGGGCGCTGAATAATTTCATTGTCTGGGATACGCTCCGAAAACACCCGGATCTGACCGACAAATTCAGAGCAGAGATTGAGTCACGCCATCTACCGTGGAGGCTAGGGCTTTGAGCTTTGACGAAGAAATAAAACTCAAAGTCACCGCCGACGAAAGGGGCGCGATTGACTCCCTTGATAAAGTCGATAGAAAACTTAAATCGACAGAGACAAGTGCAAAAAACCTTGGATTTGCAATTGTCAGCGCATTGGCCAGTGCAGGCGCTGCATCGTTTTTCAAAGGTACAATTGACCAAGCCAACCGTTTAGAAGCCTCGCTCAATCGTGTAGAATCAGCAGCGCGAGCGTTCGGACAGTCTACAGTCAAGGCAAAACAGGCCGCGCAAGATTTGGCAGCGGACGGCTTTTTATCCCTGAATCAATCTGCCTCGGCACTCTCGAACCTAATGGCAACGGGTTTAAATGTCGATCAATCAAAGAAATTCATAACAGCGTCAAAGGATATCGCGGCCTTTGGCAATACGGTCAACGATGCTGCAGGTTCGATAGAATCAGGCATAAAGGGCATTTTAACCGGATCAACAGAGCTCGTCGAAAACATGTCGCCAGCTATGAAAACGCTGTCGATGAAATTCACCGAGCAGAAAAATTCTCTCGGGCCGGCGATTGCTACACAGAATCTTTACAACGGCGTCCTAAAACTCGGGACTCAGTTCGCCGGAGATGCAGCGAAATACCTGCAGACCACAGCGGCAGCGCAGCAAGCTTTGACCGCTTCGACAGACAAGGCATCTTCTGCCATCGGTAAGAGCTTACAACCCGCACTCGTCGCTGTGCTGAGCGTGCTGAAGGGCATTGTTGACGGGTTCACCGGATGGTTCACAGGTCTGGATAAAGGCACCGCATCAATCTTGGCCGTCGGTGGTGTGATCCTCTCTGTCGTTATCCCTGCCCTTTTTGGGTTCAGTAAGGCATTGGTTGCTTTAGGAATAACCGCGACATCTACATGGACGGCAATACTCGGGCCTATTGCGTGGATCATCGCGGGTGTTGTCGCACTCACCGCAGCATTGCACCAACTAGAAGCGCGCGGTAGATCCAACAATATCGCGGACAAATACCTCAAAGAAAAAGAGGCAGCACAGGCAGCGGCAGATAAGCTTACTGAACTATCAAAGATCACAAAACTCAGCACTGAGCAAGAGAAGGAACTTGCGGCAGTAAAAGCAGACTTAACGAAACGCGCCGAGGCCATGGGCAAAGCCTACAATGCACAAGGAAAATCCGCCAAGGAATTGCTGGCCGATCAGGAAAAGCTCAGAAATCAAGAACGTGAATTCGCAGCGGATAAAGTTCGGGCGAATCTTAAAGCGAATCAGGAAGCCCTTGAGTATGCTAATTCGATGGGTGGGTTTCAAGATTTTCTTGGTAGAGTCAGACCAGGTGGGATAACCAAAGAAAACGCTATAAAACTAACGACGAAAAATATAGAGGCCGACAAGCAAGCGTTGGTCGATATCTATCAGCCCGTTAGCGAGCTCACAAAGAAACAAGAAACCGCAATTCTAAAGACCGACGCCAAGGTAGTCCGCTTTATCGAAATGCAGAACCAGTTCAAAGAGATCGAAAAGAACCGGTTGTTCACAATCGCTAGTCTGAGCAAAAAACTCAGCGCAGAAGAACTCGCAATGGCGATTCAGAACGCCAACGACAATGCCGTGACTCTGAGAAATCAGCAGGTCGGCGCGGCTCGTCAGCTGTATGCAGAATTCATAGAAGAGAAACGCGACGCGGATATGTTGGCCTTGAAGCTACAAACCGATGCGGCCATTGCTGCGAATCGTGAGCTATTCAACGCGAAAATGATCGATCAAGACGAGCTTGCGAAACGGCAAAAGAAGATCGACGAAGCGGCGGCGCGCAAGCGTGCGCAAATCGACCTGCAATCTTTCGCTGACACGGCGGCGGCGGCTAATGCGACGGCATCAGGGTTTGCAAGTCTTGCTAGAGCAAAAGATGCAGGCAGCGGGCTTTCTGGTTTAGGTGGTATCGCGACAGGGATTTCAGGGCTGAAAGGAATCTCCCCGGCGCTTGGCGCGCTTGGGCCTTTGGGACAGACTATCGGCGCAGTAGGCGGCATCGTTTCAACTCTTACCGGATTGTTTGGCAAATCTGATGAGGAAAGGGCGCGAGAGGCTGCGGAGCAAGCGCGCAGGGACGAAGAAGCAAAAAAGATATTAGAGCTACAAGCTAATTATCAAAAGTCAATGCTGTCTCTGCAAGAGGCTGCGGCAAAGCTGCCTTTTGAAAATCTACAAAGACAACTTCGTCTAATCGACATCCAATCACAAGGTGAGATCTTATCAGGTGGAGATCCGGGGGCAATAGAGACGAAACGGCTTGGGCAAAGACAGTCCGCAATTCAGTCCATACTTGACGAGCAATCCGGATCTATATCAGGAGGGGCACTTTTTAGCGGGGTGAGCTCATCGCCAGAATCATTAATCGGGTTTTTAAGTGATCGTGCATCACAATCCGGCTCTATTTCATTGCTGGCTGGATTATTAGAAGAGCTAAGAAGAGACCCGGCGAATCCGGGGATCAGAAGTTTTGTAAAGTCTAAATTGTTAGAATTGCGCGGCAAGATTCCCGCCGAGTTATTCGATTCTGTATATGGCCCCATAGTCAAGGCGGAGGAATTAGCAGGGCAGGCGGCGGCGGTGATGGCGACACCGGCAAGCAGCCCGCAGCAAATGGCCGAGAGAACAATCACATGGCTCAACCTTATGGAGTCATCGATGGCATCTGTAAATAGCGGTATATCATCGTTCAGCGGCCTGCAATCAGAGGTAAACGCGGACACTTCAGTGGCGGAGAACCTGCTTTCAACGCTTGAACAATCACTAGCTAACGAAAAAGCAATTGCAGAAAACACCAAAAAAACCGCAGAGAACACATCCCTATCCCTCGAAAAGCAGCGGGAAAATATGTTCATCGACGTGGCAGGCGGAGGCCTTCGCGGGTTCGGCGCGTTCATGGCTGGTATGCCAACCAACACAAGCGCCCTGTCAATGCCGACATCCATGGCCTCAGCCGTAGCCGCAACCTCTGCCCTCAAGAATTGGGACGAGCGCAACCACGAAGAACTTGAAAAGATCCTTGCGGTCAATAAATATCAAGCCGCTGTACTACTTCAGATAGCAAAAAACACGGAGAGCATGTCAACGTCAATGAGCGTCACGCAATTGGTGGCGGCGCTGAACGACATCAACACACGGACATGAGCGAGCAAGACATGACGGACTGGATCACGCCAAAGCAGCGCCGAGCCTATGAGTTAGCGGCGAAAATCCTTGCCGACAATTTCAACAACCATGTAATAATCGCTGACGTAATTGGAATTACCGGAGATAACAAAACGGTCTGGCAGTATAACGGCAATATTAACGCCGCGCTCGGTATGCTGCGCCGTTACGATGCGGCCATTTTACACGTAAGTAACGGAGACAAATGAGCGAGCAATCATACTTCACCATTAACGCCGGCCGGGCCAAACGTGGGACGCCTGTTTTGGATTCTCAGCCGGGCGCGCATACGGGGGCAACTCGTAAATACATCCCGGGCTATTCAGATTCTAATATCGTATTCCTGAACACATCCACCGGAAATGACGGAAACACCGGGGCATCCATCGCGCAAGCATTATTGACATACTCCGCAGCAGCCACAGCGGCAGGTAGTGATAAGAAAATACGCCTTGTGAATTCGGCGACTCTGAGTGATAACATCACCAAACCGACCGAGGCGACTATCGGCACGACATCGAGCATAGCCAGCAGCTCTTTGACTGCCACGGTAGATACTTGGACTCAGGCAGCAACGCCAAGCTTTTCCACGTCTATCGTGACTTGTGGAGTATGGGCCCAGAAATTATCAAGATTTGTAGCGGGGGGGGCGGATGGCAAAATAGCATATTCATCGGACGGGGATACATGGACGCAAGCGGGAACGCCGAGCTTTTCAACTGATACGATTTTCTGCATAGTGTATTCATCCACAAAAAGCCTTTTGGTTTCGGGTGGCGGATCTGGCAAAATAGCATATTCATCAGATGGAAACACATGGACGCAGGCGAGCATCCGATATACATCAAATACGAATGTCAACGGCGTAGCGTTTTCACCTTCTATTGGTGTGTTTGTGGCGGTAACAAATAACGAAATAGTGTATTCCACAGACGGGGATATATGGTCGCTTGCGCAAACCATAGGGGTGACTGGTTCAGCTGTTTGCTGGTCTGAAGAGTTAGAGTTATTTGTATCTGTAGGCGGGAGCGGTGCGATATATTATTCAAGCAACGGGGTCACATGGGACACAGCAGCTACGCCAAGTTTTTCGACATCAACCATATACGCAGTAACATGGTGCAACGCTATTTCTAAATTTATTGCTGCTGGTGAATCCGGGAAAATAGCATACTCAGCCGATGGGGATATATGGACGCAAGCCGCAACGCCAAGCTTTTCAACGTCTGATATTAAGGGCGTAGCATGGGCTGACGAAATATCAAGAGCAATTGCGACTTCGGAATCCGGGAAAATAGCATATTCATCCGATGGAGATACATGGACTCAAGCGGGCACGCCGAGTTTCGGGGTCAGTAACGTCCGGGGGTGCGCATATAGCCCGCTACTTGGTAAATTGATTGCATTCGGTTCATCCGGCAAAATCGCATGCTCTACAGCCTACGCCACCACCATCAGCGCAGCCGTCGCAGGCTTCTCAATCCAAGCCGTGCAATACTCCGGTACTATCACAGCGTACAACTGCACACTGAAACAACCAGGCACCACAGCGGCTCTTTCTCTCGACTCATGCAGGGTCACAGAAAGCGGGTCGCATATCTCAAATAATTCCAGATCATCAAGCGGCACACTGTACGAAGGCGACCGCCACACAACCGGCGCACCCGCTGCACAAAATGACATCAGCATGACCCGCGATACAGTCACCGGTACGTGGTATAATTACAATTCATCGGTTACAGGTTACGAGCAAGTACAAGATAACATCATCGAAGGCGGCATCGTCTCTACCTATGCTATCAACGTAACATCCGGCAACACACGCGGCACGTCATCAGGCTGTGTATTCTCTGCCGACTGCACACAGTCAGACCCCAAGTTTGTCGATACTACCGACTATAAACTCCAGCGGGAAATGGACTCCTACCAATACGACAGCCCGATGGTAGCCGCGTCGCTGTACTATTTCAACACCAATGGAGACGCGAGGGACATCGGCGCATGGTCGTATAATGAAAGCGACATGGAACTGATTTACACGAGACACTTCCCGTTTCTACTACCGAGAGGGACGGACGCCTACTCAGTCACCCTACATACTCAGGTAAATCGGCACGTCGGGGCAGATGGCACGCCAGATGTCACCAATGACGTCGATTCAATTTGGGAAGAAATTACCCTCAGCTACCAGACGCTGCCCACAGACCATATCGACTTTCTTGACTGGTGGCAGTTGAATTTTTCAGACATGACCTGTGAGCTTGACTTCTTTGTAAATTCGACAGTATCCACGACGGTCACAGTCAGCGGGACACAGGCGGCCGGCATACCGACTCTGACAATCGACGCCGGGTCTACACTGGCAGCGGGCGACAGGATAGCCATCGGCACAGAGTATTATTCAGTGCTATACATGGTAGGCGACACCATAGCCGTACTTTCCAAGGTTCTTGTGGTTGGCGTCACTGACAACGACGTGCTGACAGTATCCCAACCTACGGGCCTCGGCACGTACCAGTATTTCCCACAGAGCGACAGGAATTTACGCAAACCGATGGCGCGCGCTTCGAGCGAATTCGACAAAGGGCTTGTGCTGAACTTTTCGAGGAAGCGCACTTGATAAGACTGCTCGACACGCACGATATATCAAACGCCACCGCGACCGGTGAAGACACGGCGATCCTTGACAATCTGTTCGGATTCGTCGCGAGAGAAAGGCAAATCCAATTCCCTGACGGGCGGGCGGAGTATAACCCGTTTGCAGAGAATTCAGTTTTCAGGTCGAATACATGGAGAAACGGCGCGGCGGTATCTACCGACAAATTCGGGGCTACTGAGTTTTTCGGGGCCATCAATGACATCAGCTATACATCGAGCAAAGAGGGGCGGATGGTCTCGGTCTCGGCTCGTGAACAGTTTGCGACTCTGCTCCAGTGGGTAGTTGAAGACCTTAACCTTATCTCAGACCCCACAACGGCTTATCAGTATTCTATGTCAGGCGCGCACGCGGTAGGAGCGACATCGCTAACGCTAAACGACACCGGCTCGCCTGACGTCATCACAGTTGGTTCGTTCATATCCTTTGGCCTGTTCAACGTGCCGCGGTATCAGGTGACAGAGGTCACGGCCGGGACACCTACACCATCTATCAAGATCGATAGGGGGCTAGAATACGCGGTTGCAGATACTACGGTTTTGAGGGTCATGGAACCTGTCCAAAAGACCGGGGCGGAGGCAGTACGGGACGCACTCGCTGCTGCTGGCATGGGCGCATACATCGGTTCATCATTCGACTCTCTCGACACGACCGACAGATCAGACGGCAATTTACTCCGCCTTTTCGTCCGATACGAGAACAAAGTCACGCTCTCAGACCATATCAAAAAGCTCTGTGATATGTGCGACATGTACATCACGACCAATAAAAACGGCGTGATTAACGTAATTCGCGGCAGACAATACGACGGCTATTTGATATCAACAGAGGTCACTGATTCAGAGCTTATCAAAGATGTATCTATCGCCTTTGATAAATCACAGATTTACTACGCATACGATACACTGTATAATTCAGGAGGTCAGGTCAAGATTGCCTCCGACCAGGTCACTGCGGCGACGCTCTCACGATGGGCGGCGAAAGACAGGTGGCAGCCGGTATCGGCATCGAGCGCATCTGTTGACTCATACCAATATCTGTACGACAGCGAGACAGCGGCGGATTTTTTCGGTGCGAGAAAAATCGCCTATAGTGGTGTACCTCGGGCGAGACTGACCGCTGCATGCAAGGCATATCCTACAGGCAACCAGCGCGCACCATACAATTTTTCGATAGGGTCAAAGGTATTGCTGACTCACAATCTTGGCGGTGGTAAATCTTTGTATAGAGAACCGGCAATCGTAACGAAAAGAACCTACGACCGCGCGAAGCAATTTTATCCAGTGGTAGAGTTGGAATTGACGAATTGGATTTACCCGAACCTGTCCTATGGTTCAGCACGACCACCGGCAGCGGTTGTGTCTAGCTACATGCTAACCGAAGGCGGGAACAGGATTATTACAGAGAGCGGCAGCTTTATAATTAAGGAGTAATTATGGCAAATGAAAAATTTAGTCAATGGGTATCCATGGGGGCACTGGCAGGTACGGAAAAGCTCGTTGGACTTTCCGGTGCAGATAATGAGTACACGACGCCAGCGGATTTGAAGACGTACATTGCTCCACAATCTATTTTAGTCTCTTCAAGTGCTGCAACCAGTACAGCATCAACAATCCCGATTGATAATTCCAAGCCGCAAAACTCAGAAGGTGCTGCCCTATCAGCACTGGACTGCGCAATCACTCCTACAAGCGCGACAAACATAATAAGAATTGAGTTTTCGATAAATCTATCATTCAACGCGGGCGGAGCGGCGGTTCATAAGGCTGTAGTGGCATTATTTAAGGACAGCGTGACCGATGCTCTCCTGGCTCAAATCGCTGGCGCATACGAGAATGGGCTTAGTGAATATATAATTACCGGCATGTATGAAGAAGTCGCGGGCAGCACAAGTGCGCGCACGTATAAGATCAGATATGGGACTAATGGTGACACAGTATATGTGAACAGCGCCGCAGGCTCGGCCGTATTCGGTGGGGTCTGCGTTAGCTGGATTCGCGCAACGGAAGTTCGGGTATAACATGACCACAGAACAAATAATCAAAGACTATTGGCCGATGTTCGCATGAAAGACTTCTCCCAACTCTACAACACAGCGGCAACCGTCGCAGCCAACATCGAAAAGCAGGCGCTGACGTTTGACCTGAAAGACGTGATAATGATCGGCGCTGCCTGCATCACTGCGGGCGGAGTGTGGATGCTAGTCAAGATAATGAAAGAATCCTTGGCTGAAATGAAAGCCTCTCACCTGTCAATGGCCATGATGGTAAACGAACACCGGACAGAGTTGGCCCTACACGATCAAACACTCGAAGACCATAAGCACCGCATTGAGCATCTGGAGGCACAATGATAGAAATGAATTCAATAAAAATCAGCGACCTGAAGCAAACGAATCTTACAGACACGGGGCCTAATGAGTTATGCCTTGCGCTGATGGACATTCAAATTGCGGCCGGACAAATAGGGAAAGGTCTAACCATTGAACAGGCTGACGCATACATGAAAGAATGCCGCCGCGTCGGGGCCGTGTCCGCAGACGACGTGGTTCGCAATCATGAAAAAATTGCAGCGATTGTTGGGCTTACTGGGGTGAAGAAAATTTACGAGAAATACACCTCCGGCCGGCTGACAGCACTTTTGCAGTGGGGAATTCCTGTAGAGCTGCGCGATGAGGGCCGGCACTCAATGCTTGCAAATCGGTGGTATCAAGACGACAACGGCAAGAACTATGCGCAGGTTTTAGACCCTTGGCCGGCGACAGATGACAAGCGGTTTGACATTGAACGCGCCATGACGCAGCGCCTCGTAAAAGGTGCATGGAAGGACTCACGGTCTATTGAATATCTGGGATGGTTTGAAAAAATAGCGGAACAAGGACACTAACATGCCAGAGAACAAAACATGGTTTATGACGTTTATGCACGGTTGGACAGTATTCCACACAGCAGGGATCTCCCTGATGTTGTTCGGGACTAACTGGGGGGCGAAGGGTACGGCCGGCGGGAAAGACATCCTCGGCACGGGGTTTGAACTATCGTTCACAATCACGGCTGCTCAGGTTTTCGGGTTTGCGATTTTTGTCTATGAGCTGGTAAAGGCAAAGCTCCGCAAAAAATGAGAATCCACATGCGATATTATGTCTACCTTGCCGCCATTCTCATACTTGGGTTTGGCCTTGATAAGGATATAAAATGCGCCTTGCAATAGTGCTTTTTGTCTCAGGGTTTACCGGCCTATGCCTGACCCGCTGTGCATCTACACCGACACCACGCGAGACAGTGCAGGCCATAGACGACACAGACGATCTAGAAGATCTGATAGAAGAAAGCAACCTTTCGCCAGAGAAAAAATCACAAGGGAAAGCCAAGGCCGCGAACGTAAAAGACACGCTACAAAAACAGGGCGAGACAATCACACGGCAGGCAGCGACAATCTCAGCGCTTGAAAAGTACAAGTCCGCTGTGATTGGCTTTGTGGTTGCTATGGTGCTTGTGATTATTGGCGGTGTTTACTGGTTCATTCGCAGGCGTGCGGCCGCAGCATGATATATTCAGGGACTAAGGACAGCGCCTCGTCTATTGTCGTTGGTTTGTTCATTTTACCTTCTCCCATGGTAGCGGCGTCGGCAAAAAACCGCTTTCTGGTTCGTATTCTTTATGGTAAGCCCATGCGACATTGCGCCCATGCTCTGCCAGTTTGCGCGCCTCATCCCGCTCTTTCGTTAGCCGCTCTATCTCTGCCGTGAGCTTTAAATTCTCAGTCTCTTCAATCTCTAGCGCCAATTCATAACCGGCAATTTTTGATTTGAGGCCTGTTATCTCTGCTGACTGCTCGTCTACTATGCGGAGGAGTTCGGCGCGGTCTACATTGCACATTAGTATTTGATCAGTATTCAAGACGCCTATTCTCATACAGTATTCGACGCGCTCTCTGATCTCTGCTATTGTTTCTGTGTGGGTTGTCATGCGTATGGCCTAACCTTCGCCGCTTTCTTTTGGGCGTCAACATTCGCTAAAAATTCGGCTGAGAATGTTGTCGGGTCTTCGTCTTGCATCGCGTCGTCATATATCACCGCTTCTTCGTCGCAGTTGGTGCATAAATTTTCGCGCATTCGGCAACCGCAATTTACACAGGTTTTCACTCTCTGCCGTCCTTGGTTTCTGATTTGGTTTCTATGAGTTTACGGGCAAACGCTTTATGCGCGTCACTTTTCGACCAATAGCTTTTTGTTCCAAAACTGAAAGCGTCTTCTCCTGCCTGTCTTGCCGCCTCTAACAAATCCCCCACAGCTCTCCTCAGTTCAGGCGATGCGTCAGAGAGTAACTGGCGGGCGGTGTCTATGGGGTTCATTCTTTCCCCCTGATCTTATCTAAATCCGCCTGAGTCATTGCATTGCCGCGAGTCTCGATGCCTGCAATCTTCTTATCAAGTTCCGCCATGCTTTCCTCTACATAATTCTTGCCTGAGGCATTACGCGCCACAGCGTCAAGCATCACCCCAGCCGCCTTAAACCCCATGCGCTGATCTCTCAGGCATCTGGCAAGCATTAATCTCACCATTGGTAAGTCGTCTATCTTGCGCTGATGGGATTTGAAAAGCTGCTGGGTGCGGATGGTGGTCATGACTCCGCCTTTTCTTTCTGCATCCGCTCCAACTGACCGCTTAAAAAGATAGGCGGTTTAATCGACTTCTCAAGCCGTGTCCCTTCATGCGCCGCGTGTTTCTCTCTGTAGTAATCCATTGTCTTACCTGAGATGACGTCGAAGCTGCCAAACTGATTGCCAAGCGGCGGCAGGTTGTTTTTCTTTGCGTATGCTTTGCGGTTTGCGCGTCGTAATTGCTCGGTGCGCTTGTCTGCGGTGGGCTTCGTTTTTCTTCCTCTCATTTTCTTGACTCCATGTAGTTGATAGCGGCGAGCCATCCTGACCATTGAGCGTTGATACCGTAAAGAAAATATCCTTCACCTTCTCTCGCTAATGCTCTCTGTATATAGTCTGGCGTCCAATTTCTTGACACCCAAGCCTCGAAAGCCTCTCGCGTTTGCTCTATTGTTAGTGTTTCCATAAAGCGAAATTACACACAACGCTTCACGCCGTCAACAAATAAATAGAAAAAAGATTGACGCAATATCTGCCGTATATTATTTTAGGCGCATGGCAAACACAACAATTCAGCTTGATACTGAACGGCTTCAAGCATTCAAGAATGCATGCAAGGACAAGGGTCTATTATGGCGACCGGTTCTAAACAATGCGATTGAACGCGAGACAAAGGATATGGCACGATCAGCGATTAAAGAAAGAACGCGTAAAGCGAGGGGCGCGCTATGAGTTACGACCTCTGGAAATTCCGCGAAAACCCGCCACGCTTCGAGGCCTGCAAAAAGCACGGCATCCGTCACGATGAGAACGACCCATGCAGAGAATGCGCAGAGAGAAGCGACAAGGCGAGACGGATCAAAGGATGGCGCAATGAACGGAGACGCAGCGACGCCATAATGTTGGCGCATTTATGGGGCCACGAATGAAGCACAATCCGATGATCCTTTTTCTCGGCGTCTGGTATCTGATAGAGACAGACAAAGACGGCAAGCGGTGGGCGGTGGCTGGCGATGTCCGGCTGCCATACAACGGCGATGGGATAACTGAAAAGAAACGACAGGAGGCACGCGCATGAGATTGCATTTGGTATGGTCATACACTGACAAAGAGTTAAAGGGTTACGACAAGAAGACATTGCAGAAAGAACTAAAGGAAGTCACCCCGCTTATCGCTTATGAAAAGCGGCTCCGCGCGGAACTGAAAAGGCGGAAAAAATGAAAAAGCCAATGGCCCCCTTGGATGGCGGATACATCCAAAAGACATCCGAATGGATAACCGACGGTAGGATATTAATTTATGACATGTCGATGTTTCGATTTAAAAAGCCAATTGATATGCTGGTAAATAGTGGGAAGGATTTTTCTATTTACGGCGATAAGCTATCATTCAAATTCGAGCCACACAAAACAGACAGGCTCACGGATGGTGATTTTGTCGAGTTCATAGATACTAAGTTGATATACAAAGATTATGATATGGATTTAATGATCCTATCTGAAAATGGAAACCCAAATCGGCGCGAGTTTTGGAACAGAAAGTATTTCGCGCCATTGGCAGGGTATGCCGACAAGATCGAAATATCGTCAGACCACAAGGCAAAGCTATACGATTACAATGGTAAGCTTTTTGCGATCCTTATGGGGTGCAGACCGACTGCTATTGAATATCTCATGAAATTAGAGGGGAGTTTATGACACACACAGCAACCGCCATAAAAGACAATCGCGGCACATCTGATTTCCTGTTCGTATTCTACAACGGCGAAAGGCTGAAAATGAAAGCCGAGGACGACAGTGTAAACGAATGGCTTGATGACAACCGCGATAGGGTGAGACTGATGCACGTCGGCGAGACCTGCACCATGTTTGAAAAAGGCGTCATACTTGATAAATTTCGGGTGACGCGTGAAGAGTTTGTTGGGGCATTAGATAAAATTTAGGAGCACATAAAAATGAGTACAGAAAATCAAGTCGTCGGATTCGACGCAGTAAAGGCGACGGCGCAGGCGGTGCTTGCACAGGTCGAAGTGATGACAGTAAGCAATGAGGCGGACGCACAGGCGGCAACGCTTAAGAGGAACGAAATCAGCACTGTCCTGAAAATCGTTGAAGACCGCAGAAAGGATTTAGTCAAGCCGCTGGACGATGCGAAAAAGGTCGTACAGGCAGAGGCGAAAGGTATTTCAGACCCTCTCGAAAAGGCAAAGGCTGAACTATTTACGAAGGTTTCACGGTGGCAAACTGAGCAACGCATGATTGCCGAGGAACAGGCAGAAGCAGAGCGCAAGGCGGCGGCGGAGCGATTGGCGGCAACCATGGCAGACGACGAGGCGACAATCGAAGACGTTGAACGCGTAGAGGCTCACGTTGAAGTGGCAGCGCGTCCTGTTAATATGTCAAAGAGCTTGGCCCCGATGAAAACCCGCGAGACATGGAAGTTTGAAATCACAGACGAAAAGCTGATACCTCGCGAGTATCTGATGGTGGACACAGTGAAGCTCGGCCAAGCGGTGCGCCGTGCAGAAAATCCACTGCGTGAGCTTGCCGGTGTGAATATCTTTTCAGAGGTAGGCGCAGGATGAAATTGCTATTCATCGACACAGAAACAAGCGGTCTGCCTAAAGACTGGAAAGCGCCTACTACAGACGTAGAAAACTGGCCGCGCGTTATTGAGTTTGCATGCATCGCCGTTGAGGTTGGCAATCCATCGGCAACGCATGAACACTCTGCAATTATGACTTGTGATTTCTTGATCCCTGAAGCAGCATCAAAAGTGCATGGCATCACTGACAAGATAGTCAAAGCCGAAGGTCTCGACAGGACAGAGCAATTGAATCTGCTATTCTCAAACATGAAGCAAGCGGATTTTATTTGTGGGCACAATGTCTCTTATGACAAAAACTGCCTTGATGCAGAGTTTCACCGCCTTGGTTTCACGGTTCCTGAATGGAAAACTTTCTGCACGATGCTATCGACTCAAAAGCTTTTCGGCAAATGGCCAAAGCTTGAACAGTTATTTGCATTCTGCAAAGGCTATCCGATGCCAGAGGCACACAGAGCACTTGCTGATATTCGCGCGACGCTTGACTGTGCAATGTATCTCAATGCTCATGGTCTGTTAAAATTTCCGGAGGGATTAAAATGAACGAAGTAGTCAAATCCGGAGACTGGCAAGAACAGATCGCGCTCGTAAAGTCGATGGTGGCAAAAGGGGCCACAGATAACGAATTCGCGCTGATGTCTCACATTGCTATCAAATACGAGCTTGACCCGCTTTTAAAGCAGATTTGGGTTGTGAAGTATGGGGACGCTCCGGCGTCGATATTCACCGGCCGCGATGGGTTTCTGTCTATTGCTCACCGCACAGGACAATTCAACGGGATTGAGACGGTAGTTGAAAAAGTAAACGAACCGATAAAGGTTGTAAAAAAGCGATGGAAAGACAAAAAGCAGATTGAGATTGTTGTAGAGCGCGCATGGCAATATAAAGCAGTTTGCACCGTTCGCCGCAAAGATGCTGAATTCCCGTTCATCGTCGAAGTTTATGAAGAAGAATACACCACCTGTGAAAATCTTTGGGTGTCAAAGCCGCGCACGATGCTTGGGAAGGTTGCGGAGTCGCAGTGTCTTAGAAAGGCCTTTGACATTGCCGGTCTCTATTCACCTGAAGAAATGCCGGAGCCACATGAAAAAGAACTCAATCCTGTAGCTGATGCGCAAAAGGAATTTGAGAAAAAGAAAGGCATTGTATCTGAACCAGCCGAGACTGAGCCAGAACCTGGACAACCGCCACCGGAAACGCCAGAAGCAAAAGCAAAGCGCGAACTTGGCGAGCGGCAAAAATCACGGCTTGAGAAATGCCCGCAAGAATTCCGCGATTACTGCAAGTCTGCAAAGCTCCCACTGAAAAAGGTTTTCGAGATCATGGATGCAAACCAAGATGACCAGGAAGCGTTGCTTGCGTTTGCGGTTGAGAACATGCCACAGCCAACGATGCCAGCGCAAGGCGAGGAAGGTCTGCCAGGATGAGTGACATGTGCGATACATCTTTCTGCATAGAATGCGGAGAGTCACACTGTGATAATCCGCATTACACTGCCGACAACGAAGGCCCGTTCTGTGAGGGATGCTTTGAAGCTTACGAGATAGCAAGCGGGGCAAGAGGGTTCGATGATTAGCCACTTGCGAACCACAGCAATCTATGCTGCCGCGCTTTCTCTATTTGCGTTTCTTCTCAGCCTCTCAGCAGTAGAGTACGTATGCAAACCATACAAGCCGATTCAGACCTGCGAAAACAGCAAGTATGAAATCACGATCTATGAGAATAATTATTCACGCGAGCCAATAGGGTTTCTGGAAGCTGATTGCGTCTATGACCTCGGCAATCGTTACAAAGCCGTTGAGGTGTGGTTCCATACACCACCTGCACGGACTGAGTTTATGGAAGCGGCCGAGCTACCGAAAAAGCATATAGAGATATGCAGGGTTGAATAGATGAATTTTAAAGCAGGTTGGTACATGATATCACCATATTTCCTATCCCATTATTTTCATGAACAGTCTAAATCTGTATGTGGTATCATGCGTGGCGATTCAGTATTAAAGCCCGTACGATATCCGCGTCGATGTGATACATGCCAGAACGGGACAGGTAAAAAATGCTGAGGCCACAAACAAAACTCCGCTTTGCCAATGATGCAAATGACATGCGCGTCAAGGTGCGGCGCGAGTTTGAAAACACATGTATCGCCACGGGATCGCAGCACAGACAAGGGCTTTTCACAGTCTGCACAGCGCATGTGCTGCCAGCGTCTACTTTCCCAAGCGTGAAGGCGTGCTTGGAAAACGGGTTGCCATTCTCTGCGGTGCTCCATAATTATCAGATCTTGGCTAATCTGACAATCGCCTTTACTGACGGCCGCCGCATTTCACATACTCAGGTCGGATGCCTCGATAAAACCGCCACAGGCAGCGACAGGCGTCCACTGGATCGCTTGAAATGGCTGTCTGACTACCTTCCTGACGACGGCTGGGCCATCGCACACAGCAGGCTGAAAATGCTATTTGAGGAGGGGGCGATTTTGGACAAGCAGATTTTGACCATGAAAGATGACGCTTTAGTCGTGCTGTCTTGTAGGGATGAGGCTTTAGATATATTAGGTGGTGCAGAATGACGCGTGAGACAAAATGCTTTTTAGAATCAGTCGAAGCCGAAATTTATAGTGCTACTAAAAAATTTCCATACCCGAATCCAAACCTCGCGGCGCTCATGGAGGAGGTCGGCGAGCTTGCGAAAGCCATGCTTGAAAAAGAACCGTTTGATAATATATTCAAAGAAGCGGTTCAGGTGGCAGCCATGGCCGCGCGATGTGCTATCGAAGGTGACCCGCAATTCCCTGAGAATTAATCATGATCGAATTCCACGGCATAGGAGACGGCAGCAAGTACGTGATGAACCCCGAAGCAAGGGCGCAGTTCTTGCGATGGGGATCGACTTTGAAAAAGGGTTCAGCATGGGGCCTGCGTCCGTTTCGGATTTCACCAAAACGAAAGACCTCGCAGAATAACGCCCATTGGGAACGCTGCCACATTCTCGGGATGACTGAGGAAATCAGCGCGCCGAAAGAAATCGTGTCCGCGTTGCTTATGGAAGCGGCATTCATCACAACCGGCGATCCATGCTATGGAGAATACCGCGCGATATTTGGCAAAGAACAATTTGTCCCGACGTCCACGACGTCACTAACTGAGCATGAGTTTTGGCAGTTGAAACGTGAGGCGTACAGCAAATTGCAATTCATCAACGATGGGAAAGATCCGAGCGAGTTTGTCAAGTTTCCAGAGCGAGACGAAAACGGCGTTCTGGCATACTGTATTTTATGGAGTGAGAGGCCACATATATGAACCATCTAAAAGTAAAGCGCAACGGATCAATCTACGACACAAAGAAAAAACGCCACGTCAAGACACGCTCAGACGGGCGCGGATATCTTTGTTGTGACATCGACGGCAAGACACACAAGGTTCATAAGATCGTCTGCACATTAGCGCACGGGCCTAAGCCAAGCGATAAGCATTTACCAATGCACAGAAACAACGTCAAGACTGACAACCGGATATGCAATTTGTTTTGGGGAACGCGCTCAGAGAATGCAAAACACGCGCACGAAAGCGGGGCGATGAAATCGAATAAGAAAAAGCGAGTCGCATTGATACACAATGAAACGCAGAAAGTCATATTCGATTCGGTGAATAAAGCGGCAAAGTTTTTCAAACTGTCCCCCGGCACCATAGCCAGCGCAGCAAGCGGCAAGAGCAAAACGGCAGCGGGTTTACGTTGGGAATATGTTTGACGCAGCACCCCGCACGGACAATATGCAGCAGACTTTTTTTCATAGGCTCCTGACTTGCGGTGCCGTTGGCCGCAGTTTTTTATTGACGATTTGATCGGGGTATGAATATAGAGTCAGCCGAAAGGCAGCGCCTCGCAAGCGTACATAGGATGAACCAAGTGGCCTCTGGCTGCTACCGGCTTAAACGGTGATTCATCCCATTGTTTGAGTATGCGCGGTAGCACCCAGAGGCCATTTAAGTTTAAGGAGTAAAGGATGAAAATAACAATCACGCGGGCACTAGCAGAGCTAAAGCTTTACGATGCACGTATCAAAAAGAAGACTAATGAACTTGTCCTAATCGAGTGCAAGTCTGGCCGCGTCAAGACCACGATGCTTAAAGGGATTGACCCTGAAGTTTTTGAGGCAAACGCAAAAGAAGGTTATCAGTCAATCATTCAGCTGATTGAAAACCGGCGCAAAATGAAAGCGCGCATCATGGCCTCAAACTCTCAGACAAAAGTCAAAATTGGCGATTCTGAATATACTGTCGTGGAAGCCATAGAAAAAAAAGCGTCAATAGAATATCTCATGGCTTTGCTTGTCACGATGAAACAGCAGCACGCACTAGCGACATCACGAGCCGCGCAAATCAACGCTAACATCGAACAGCAGGTCATGGATATGATGAAAAACAATCTGTCCGGCACTGAGAAAAAAATGTCAGAGTCTGATTATGAAGCAATCGGCAAGCCAATCCGTGAAGCGAATCAAGCTACAGTGCTTGACCCGATAAAGCTGGCCGAGAAAATCGTTCAGCTAGAAACCGACATCGATAATTTCAAAACGGAGGTTGATTTCATTCTGTCAGAGTCAAATTCTCGGACAGAAATAGACATGTGATATTCGCGGAGTAATAGCGAAACACTCGAAATATAGGACACGGTGCGTGAACGTGTAAAACATCGCGCGCGGTTAGCAATACCAAATGCTTGTGGAGCATTCGCGAAAGCGGAAAAACTTAAAGCCAAAAGGTTAAAGCTAAAAGCTAAAGGTTCAGAGTTAAGCAATTAGAATTTAATCCGTTAAAGGTGAAAGTTCAAAGCTTGATTAAACCCATTATCAGAGTTCCGGCCCCTATTTGCCGTGAGTGTACTTGATGGCTGCTATTACTCCGCATTTTATATTGGATCATTAGCTCAGTTGGTAGAGCGCCTGATTGTCTATCAGGATGTCGTCGGTTCAAATCCGTCATGATCCGCATGCTGGCGAGCATGGACTAATAATCCAGTACGCGGTGCCTTTGTAGACAAGTGGTCAAACTCGTCCCTGAAAGAAGGGAGCTGCGGGAATATCCAATACCGTGGTGCGTTGGTTCGAATCCAACCAAAGGCAAATGTGCGCTGAGAAATCAGACGGGCTAAACTGCGGTACAGAGTGAGCGAGAAGGATAGCCGCCATCGCTCCGCACATATTTTTTTTGCCCAAAATCCCACGCTCCAAAGGTATGATAAACCAGAATTCAGAGCGTGAGATTTTGTGTTTTTTAGATTGACGTTATGACTTTGTAAGGCAGAGAAGATCAGCCGGAAACGGCGCGAGGTTGGCAAGCCTCGACATAGTGAGAACGCGAAAGAAGGCCCGCTCAGGTGTCGGATTTTGTGCATTGAGTTTTCACAGTGTACATTTTGCCCCGGCACCGCAGCGGGTTTTTTTGTGGCGAGGAGAAACATGGACGACGAAACAGAAACGATGATAACCGGAGACGGTTCAGGCGAGGCTTTGCCGGAATTGATCGAGTGCTATTATTGCCTTTGCTCATATGGGCCCGAAGAAACAATGCACATCCGGATGGAGTCTTTGTATTTGAAGGCTATGACCAAACCACAAGGCGGCGAGACATGATCCCAATTGAATGGTCAAGCAAATGGAGCTTTGGCAAGTACAAAGAAACGGGGGAAACTATTTTGCAGGTTTTAATAACTGACAAAGAATGGCTATCGTGGTGCTTTAGAGAAAAGCTTGATGAGAAATTCGCGGAGCTTCGGTTCATACGTAATCAAGTAAAGCCAGCCGAATGGAGTGCGATTTTGAAAGGCGGTTCGACATGACAGAGCAGGGAGAGCAGTAATGTGGAACGCATCAGGCGAGATTGACGGAATAAAGGTCGGATTTACTAACATGTTTCTAGGTTCGGACGACTTCCGCCGTTCTCAATTCATCCTGTCACGTGGCATTGTCCATAAATTAAAGGCGAAGGGTTATTCCGCTGACCAAATATTAGATTGGCTATATCGGGCAGCACATAAGTCGGAGACGTTAAATGTAATTCGTGTGAGTGAAGAGATAAAAGAATACCATGAGCAATATTCAGTTGCGCCAAAGAATAGACAAGGGTATGTTTACTTTATGTACGCATCTGATAAGCAGCTTATGAAAATCGGATGTAGTGCCGACCCGGATAAAAGGCGCAAAGCTGTACAAAAAGATATAGGGTGCCCGGTTGATGTATTAGCAGTCATCAAAACATTTATGATGTATGAGCTTGAGCACGAATTTCACAATCTATTTGAAAGACGGCATAAACATGGAGAATGGTTTGACTTGCGCCCGCATCATTTACGTATCGTCCGCCGACATCTGGCGAAAAAAATTAAACCGAGGGCAGCATGAACCATTCTTTCGACATAGAAAACGCTAAAAAATACGGGGTCATTGAGGCTGTAATATTAGAAAATATGCTTCATTGGCTTAGTGTGAACAAGGCAAACGAAACAAATATCCATGATGGTAAGGTCTGGACATATAATTCTGTTCAGGCATATAGCCGCCTTTTCCCGTACCTGACACCTAAACAGATTAGGCGGGCTATTGATTCTTTGGTTGATGAAAATGCCATCGTAAAGGGTGAGTACAATAAAGCCAATTATGACAAGACAAGCTGGTATTCTGTGCCAGATGAAAGCATCCTTGCCATTGGCCCAAAAGGGCAAATGGATTCGCCCAAGAGGGCAGATCGATCTGTCCAAAATGGCAAACCTATACCAGATATAAACACAAGTGTAAACACAGATACTCATAAGACCGCTACGCGGGCAGCTTCGCCGCATGTTAACGACATATTGAAAATAATTTATGAAGGTACAGAGAACAAGCAAAGCCTATTCACTGACCACAGGATAAGAAAGCTAGTAGAAAAGGCCATCGAATCCGACGGGATAGAATTGCTGAAAGCCTCGCTGTCTGAGTACCTAGCGGCACCGTGGCTGAGAGAAAAGCGGGCGCATAACTTCACAAAGTTTTTCAGTGAGAAAGCGACGCGCGAGAATTGGAAACCGAAAACGGTGGCCAAGGTTAAGCAATCCGAAGACGTGCATTGGCTAGACAGCACAGAATTCACAGACGAACAAAAAACAGAGATACTTACCAACGGGATTTTGCAAGGAAATTTATTGCCGAAAAGGTGGACGGAATGGAAAGAAAAGATTTGCGCACGTTTGACACAAGAGGGTTATTCGACATCAGAGATTTTGACAGCTTACCTGAAAAAAGAAGCGGAAGCGTCTCGTGCGAAAACCCAGAATGTTCAGATGGCCTCGTGATTAAGTTTAGAGAAAGCGGTGCGCCATATGCTACAGATTGTGAGTGCAGATCAAGCCGGATTTTCGAGCAGTCATGGCGTCAGGTTCAACTGAGAGAAGTGAAGCGCGTGTATAAAAAATACGACTTGGACAAGACAGCTATCAATCCTTTTGTGAAACCTATTCAGCTTGGCAGCAAGGGCCGGTGGCTGTGGGGTAAAACTCGGCAGGGGAAAACGCATCTCACGGGGTGGCTTTTGAAAACTCTGATTGAGACAACCGACACCAAATTTAATTGGGTGCGCGCGTCGATTCAGAATTTATTCGACGCTTGGAAAGACAGGTATTCTCAAATACCAGAAGTGCAGAAAAAGGCGATGGATTTTCTCGACAAGGTGGCAAAGGCTCACGTAATAGCTTTGCATGACATCGACAAGTTTGGTAACATGACAGCCAGCCGAGAGGAAAGCTTTTTTGCCTTGATCGACGATTGCTACGAGAAGGGCAAGACGATTATAGCAGCGAGCAATTTCACCATAGCGGAATTTTGCGCACGGTTTGAATTAATAGAGAAAAAACTTCAAGCGAGGGACGGCGACGCTCCTCAGATTTCACGACTGCGTGAGTTATGCGACGAGGTAAAGGTAGTGTTTAACCAATGAAAGCGGTTGACACTGTCGGAGAATAATTGACAAAGCGATGCGGAGCAATCCGTGAGAGCAGGGGAGCAATCCCCCGTTCTCGCTTACTGTGGCCGATGGCACATTAAAACATCGGAGCGAGAACGAAGTGAAAAGGATTAAGGAAAAGCACGGGGAAAATATCCCATCAGGAAGTGTGGAGCAACCACCACTATTCAATCAGAAAATAGAGTTAATAAAAGTCGATCAAGTCATAGGCTCCGGCTTTGAGGCCGAGGTAAGCAAACTTGCCTTGATAGATAAAATCGCCTACCGGGCCGCGCGTAAGAACATGCAGATACATTCTGCGATCATCCTAAAGATTGACGATCAATTCAGCGGATTTTTTACTTTCCAGATAAACCATGACGCGAAAGAGTTTTGCCTTTTGCAGTCTGCGATGTACCCCGACAGAAAGGATAAGGCGATTTACAGCCGGATGATTCAGGCGATCATTGATAACAATACGGCAGGCTATCCTATGGTCATGACAGTGAGCGCAAAGCATGACTTAGAGCGGCCCGATGTATTCGAGAAAATTGGTTTCAAATCGTATCTAGTGAAAAGCGATTTTCATTATATGGTGTACGGTAAAATGTCAGACATCCGCCTGAAGTTATTGGCGCATATCGCAATGACAAATTTGTGGAACTCGACAAAAGGCGATTGGTTGAAGATCAAGCGCGAGTGGAACGAAAAAATTGAGCAAGCCGGAATTGAATACAATGTGCCGAACCCAAAATTTGCGAGCCGTGAGGGATGCTGGCAAGGCGTCAACGGTATGGCCAATGTCGTTACAGGCAAATCATTAAACGGAAACGCGTCAGTACTCGACCCGGCAGCGTGTGAAGTTATTCTTAGGATGTTCATGCCAAAGGACGGCCGAAAGGTTTACAATCCGTTCGGCGGTGGGGTACAGTTTGGTTTTGTGGCGGGCGCATCTGGCTTTGAGTATGTGGCGTCTGAAATCCGACAAAATCAATGCGATGCGAACAATGCAATATGTCAAGGTTTTGAGTCCGTTAAATGGGTAAAGTCCGATAGCTCAAAGTATGTGCCGGGTTTTAAATCTGACCTTGTGTTCTCATGCCCACCTTACTACCGTGTTGAGAAATACATCGACTACGATGGCAACCCGCCAGAGGGTGAGCTTAACGTGATGTCAACTTACGAGCAATTCCGCGATACGTTATTTGAAGGCTACAAAAAAGCAATCAGCAACATGAACGATAACTGCTTTTTTGTGGTAATGACAGGTGACAGCCGCGACAAAGAAGGCGGCTACTACGGGTGTGAAGCAGAGCACGAACTATTTTTCAAGGCGCAAGGGCTTTACATTTACAACAAAATTGTATATCTGGAAAGTGAATTCACTCGCCGTGCACATGCAAAGGTCACTCTGCATCACAGAAAATTCCCAAAGGCCGAGCAAAAGATATTAGTGTTCTACAAAGGCGATATAAAGAAAATCAAAGAGCTGTATCCGAGCATAGGCAGGCTATGAGAGAGTATTCACAAAGTCTTGCGCTGCTGCAAAATAGTCGGGGGGTTTACACTTTAGACCCTTCGATTGGATGCACAAGCGGGACAAGGGCGAGCGCGAAAGGATGTTATAACGAGTGCTACGCGGCGAAGTCGGCAAAGCTTTACGGATACGATTTCAGGAAAACAGTATTTAGAGATTTTGACAACGAGGCGCACTTAAAGCAAACCGTCAGAGAGATATTCAGAATCCCTATGCCGTTTATCCGCATGGGGACATCGGGCGACCCGTCGGAAAACTGGCGGCATACTTTGGACATTATCGGTCAGCTCGTTTTGTGTAACAAGGAAATTGTCATAATCACAAAGCATTGGACGAAGCTTTCCGACAGTGAGCTTTTAGAATTGAAGCGTTACAGGGTGTGCATAAATACCTCAGTCTCTGCGTTGGACACGCCGGACATTTTGCAAAACGGCATAGAGCAATATCAAAGGATTAAGCCATACTGTAAGTCTATACTGCGTGTCGTCTCGTGTAACTTCAATACAGAGAATGAGACCGGCGCAAGATTGGCAGTTGTACAAGATGAGCTTTTCAAAAACTACAGGCCGATTGATACAGTTTTTCGCGTGTCGAGAGGCAACGATTTGGTAAAATCAGGCGTAATAAATTCGAGACAAACAATGTTCTTAGGCAAGAAAACAAACGTCAGCAAGTATAACAGCAAAACATATTTTGGTAAATGCGGAACGTGCAAGGAAATGTGCGGCGTATCCATGGAGGCAGTATAATGGCTAACGACATAAACAAACTTATCCTAATCGGCAGGCTCACAAGAGACCCTGAACTAAAGACCACAAACAACGGCGGCCAGTTCTGCCGTTTCTCTCTCGCTTCAAATCGCAGCGTCTACAACAAACAGACGCAAGAGAGCCGCGACGAGGTAGGATTTTTCGACTGCGTTGCATGGGGCAAAGGCGGCGAGGCGATCCATAAATATCTGGCAAAGGGCCGGCGGATCTGCGTCGAAGGGAATCTGCGGTGGTCGTCATGGGAAAGCGCAGATGGTAAAAAGCAGAGCCGTGTAGAAATCAACGTACAGGAATTTCAGTTTTTGGACGCCAAGCAAGACGGACAGGAAAAACCAGAGGGCGGCGCGGCGCATTTTGACAGCGGGGCGATGGGCGATGAGGATATTCCATTTTGAGGTAATATGCAAAAGACAGAAAAAGAAAAAGCGCTAAGCTGGTTTATTGAAGGCAATGACTGCCAGAATATGGATAGAGAGGAGCAGGAAGAGTTTTTTGAAAAGCATTACGCTGTGTTTTTTGATGAGCGCGGCTGTGAAGTTGATGGCTAAATCCGTTGACGAGTTGACCCGCCTTGATTAATTTACATCGGGCCGATTAAGAATCAACCCGGAAACTGTGCTGCCTGAAACAGTGTAAGACCGGGCGCTCACCTCTCGCCTGTGAGAGAGGAAAATAAAACACGGGGGTGAGTGATAAAATGATGATAACAGAAAAGGTATTAACTGACAAAGGCGCTTGCCGAGAAGGCATAGAAGCTTTTATTAAGGCATTCCCAAAAGATTTTGACTTATCAGAATGGACGCTGGAAAAGCAGTTTGAAATTCTGAAAGACGAATCGTTACGCCGCTATATCGGATGGGCGTATCATAATGGCATAATCCCTTTATGGTCAATGTCCAAAGCGGATCTGTCCAACGCGGATCTGTCCAACGCGGATCTGTCCAAAGCGAATCTGTCCAAAGCGAATCTGTCCAACGCGAATCTGTCCAACGCGTTTCTGTCCAAAGCGGATCTGTCCAAAGCGTTTCTGTACAACGCGGATCTGTCCAACGCGAATCTGTCCAACGCGGATCTGTCCAACGCGTTTCTGTCCAAAGCGGATCTGTCCAACGCAAATCTGTCCAACGCGAATCTGTCCAACGCGTTTCTGTCCAACGCGAATCTGTCCAACGCGGATCTGTCCAACGCGTTTCTGTCCAAAGCGGATCTGTCCAACGCGAATCTGTCCAACGCGAATCTGTCCAACGCGTTTCTGTCCAAAGCGGATCTGTCCAAAGCGTTTCTGTACAACGCGGGAACAATTTTCCCAGCAGGATTTGACCCTAAAGCCGCTGGCGGATGGCTAGTCCAATGACCCCTGAGCAGAGGTTCCAAGAGGCGAAGGCGGCCAGCTTCGAGGCGCACCGTTCATTGAGCAAGTGTGTTGCCGTGGCTGAATATAATCGGCGCGTTCAGCTTGCACATGACAAAGAGGCCGAGGCGTTCCGTGCGATGATTACGACAGACGATCAATCCCCGCACCCTATGCAGTTAGTCAAGTTCAGTTGGGAGGAGTAGTGGAGGCGTCTGTATTCGCAATAACAGTGTTAGGGCCATTGGCGTTTGCGGTATTTATGGCTCTCAAATATAGATATCCAAAATCAGATATCGGCCGCGTTACGCTTCACGATTTAGCTACGGCAAACGATACGGGACAATAAAAGCATACTAGAACATCAGGCGGATATGCAGAAACGCATGCTTACAGCGCAGATGAATAAAGCCAAGGAAAACGCGCTCGCTTTTGATACGAGCCCTGACAAGCAATGCCAAGGATGCGGCGCATTCGGTAAAGGCCATCGGTGTTTCTACTGTAAGCGGACGTATGCCACAAGCACGGCTTTCCAAGGTTTTAACATGCCGAGAATCTGCGAGAATGAGCGCGGCTTTCTATACTTAGAATCCGGTAGAAAACCGGAAGTCAGATTTATCACGGATGCGAGTTCAAATATTACGTGGGCGATTGGCCGAAACGGCTTGACAGACTGAAAACGCAGGGAAGGTAAGCGCATGGCAAAGCAAAGAGACGCATTCGACAGCGATACGGTCGAGACCACAGAACGCGAACCGGAGAAACCACCCGCTAAAAAAGTAGCGGCTGACGAGTTTGTCACTGAAGAAATTTTCAAGGCTGGCAAGTTCTGCGGCGTCCGCATGACCCACTCAGAGAGCGGGGTGAACGTATTCCGTGAACTGCGCAGAGGACAGCACGCACCGACTCAGGAAATGAAGACCGCTATCAAGAAAATGCTGACAAAATGAGCATCACCTACAAAAGGCACATCAAGGATTTAACCAAGAGGGAATTGCATCAATTGCAGATCGGTCAGATGAACCGCAAGCTTGACCAGATGGCAGCCACGGCGAACTCTATGGCTGAGCAGGCTAACGTAATTATTGGCAAGCTGAGAAATGGAGTCAAGATTCAGTGGGCTGTAATTGCGGGGCTACTTGTCGCGTGTGGTGTTCTGGCGTTCATCCGGTTTGCATAATGCCCACTAAGCCATACCCGAAGCCACCGAGAAAATGAGTAAAACGCTGGTAGTCAAGGGGATGACGGAATGTATTGAATGTCCGTTGTTTGATTGCGATGACCCAGCAGATAGCCTACCGCCATTCCCTGTCACTGATAAGGACAAAAAATGGTATTACTGCAAGCATGCCAGTGCGATTGATTTTGATTATGATGACCAAGAAAGTCCGTATCAACCGATCCCTGAATGGTGCCCGCTACCAGACGAGGCAAAATGAAGCTTAAAAACTGCAAAATAAGCATCGAGCCCAAAGGCGCCCCAGAAGAAGCGATAGTGTTTTGGAATGCAGATTGCACTTATGACAGTAATGTGTTCAATGATCGTCGCGACTTTACGCCACCTATTAAACTCGATATGGCGCTTGATATCTACCCAGAAAGCGGTTCATCACATCTGCGGAGGTACGGCTATATCGACGTGCTTAGTGTGGCAGACAGACAGAAACTCGACATCATTAAAAAACGTCTCATGATCTCGGACAAGATAATCAGAAAACTAGGTGAACAGCACCTTGACGTTTTCGTGATGGCTGGCGACATGCTTGAGCTAATCCGCATGATCGAAGACAAAGGCAGCGCAGAGCCGTAAATGAAACTATCAGAGTACATCCGAGCATATAAGACTTGCCGAAGCCTCGGACTTTCGCGGAGTCAGTCAATTAAGTGTATCCGCCAACTAAAAGCAATTGTAAATACATATCCAAATCAGGCGTTTGGCATGAGACAAGTCGGCGACTGGCTATCGGGAAGATTGGAAGGCAGATGAAGCCAGACACAGAAAAGACATTATCGACGGCCACACTCCCTGAGATATTCGCAGAGCTACAACGGCGCGGATGGACTCAAATCATTGAAGAGCATAGCGGGCCATACCAAGAAACGCCGATAACCTTTGAGGCATACCCTGAATCCAAGCAATAAAATAATCGACTCCCAAGCCTTGGCTAAGTACATAGAGGAAAGGCGAGACGCAGCGGGCAACATTAGAGCAGCGGACGTGATGGCATGGATCATCGGAGCAAATAACAGGATACAACACAACCATGCACGATTTGTGAATAAATTTGAAGTACTAAAAGGCTCTGACCCTGAGATAATAACAGCGCTGGTTGACCGCAATGAGTACCAGTTATTCGACGGTAGAATGTTACGTGCCAGTATCAAGGATTTTGTAAGTGAAGCCAAGCCATAAGAGGAAGCGGCACGGCCTAACAGAAAGGCAGCGCAAGTTTGTTGACGTATTCATGAGAGACCTGAACGCCTCAGAGGCAGCAAGGGCAGCAGGATACAAAGGCGAGAGGGCAGACCAAGCAGGTCACCGCATGAAATCTTATGGGGTGGTCAGAGCTGAGATTGATAGACGGTTATCAATAGCGACAGGGGCTAACCTGAGCGTGCTAAAACACCGGATCATAGCAGAGCTTGAAAAAGAGGCATTCGAGGGTGAAACAATCGTTTCAATGCAAATCAGTGAAGAGGCCACCGTTGACCGTTACAATCCAGCAAAAATGAAAGCGCTTGAATTGCTTGCTAAATATGGCGGATTACTCATAGAAAAGCACGAGCACACCGGCAAGGACGGCGCACCGATCCAATACGAGGCGCTGCCATCCACAGCTAAAGAGTAGTGCCATGGACAGAGAAGCAAGTCGAAGCCTTCGGGCTACTATCTAACCCAAGTGTCCAGCAAGCGGCGCTGCTCGGTGGCTCTGGTTCTGGTAAGTCCTACGTCGTAGGCCACAAGATCCGGCAGAGGGCGAACGAATTCCCCGGCAGCCTTCAGATCATCCTAAGAAAGACCATGGCCGACTGCCGTGACACGGTATGGTCTACGATGATGCTAAACCGGGTACTGAAAGGGGATATCGCAAACAGACATTGCACCGAGTACAAGCAGCCAGCAAAGGTAGTCTACAAGAACGGCAGCGAGATCCGAATCGGTGGGCTACACCCCTCAGAGATTGACAAGGTGCTTGGCCCCGACTACGCCACGATCTGGCCGAATGAAGCCTCAGAGATCGCATGGGCTAACGTGCCGCCGCTGAGAACGCGACTCAGAGACAGGTCAACGCACAGAGAACACAAAGGGTTCGTCAAGCCGATGTTGGTTTTTGACTTCAACCCTCCGACAGTCCGGCACTGGACGCATAAAGTATTCATTGAGGGAATAGACCCAGACTCAGGCGAACCACTGCCAGACCGAGAGAAATGGGCGTGGCTGAGAATGAACCCCTACGACAATAGGGCTAACCTTGACCCGAACTATCTGCAGACTCTCGAAAGCATGAGCGAGGGAGATAAGCGCCGGTTCTTGCGCGGCGAGTTCGGGCAGCTGAAAGGCTTGGTTTATGCGACGTTTGATCCTGAACTGAATATCTATGACATCCCGCCGATTGACGCAGGGTGTAGGTTTTTCAGAGCGTTTGACTTTGGATTCGTAAACCCTTTCGTGTGCTTGTGGGGAATGCTAGCGTCCGACGATACACTTTACATCACAGCCGAAAGGTACTTGGCGAAGGTTACGGTAGACATTCACGCGCAAGAGGTCAAGGCGCTGACGACTTGTAGAATAGAGCAATCATGGGCAGACCATGACTCAGGCGAGGTGGCGCAGCTTCAGAAATTTGGCGACATCCACACCATACCGGCAATCAAAGACGTGAAAGCAGGAATCAACCTGACAAATGGCCTGATTGAGAAACGCAAGATAAAGGTGCATAGGTCGTGCCAGAACCTCATAAACGAATTTCAATCATACAAGTGGAAAGACGGGAATAAGGACGAGGTTGTCAAAGAGCATGACCACGCAATGGACGCTCTCAGGTATTTGGTGATGGGGATTTTCTCCGCACCTTCTAAGCCGGAATTCTTTTCAGCTCGCTAATGATACTGATTTCACATTATCACTTGACAGCCAATCACACGCATTGTAAGTGCGGTCAACGGGCACGGTATGCACAAATGATAAGTGGAAAAAGAAAACCCATACGAAATCATAGCGACCCGTCGCAACAGTAAACTTGCCTCGAAAGAGGCGACATACAAACTGTTGGCGGACTCATACAAGGGCGGTATTGATTACATCAATGCTACTCCATCACATTTAATCCCGTACGACAGAGAATACAAAGCCGCGTTCGAGCGGCGCAAAGAGCGCAGCGTTTACATCAATTTCCTTCAGCCGATTGTCGACCTGCTCAGCGGGTTCGTGTTCAAGGAAGAGCCAGATCGCAAGATACCGCCAGACATGCAGTACATTGTCGATAAGGCGTCGAAACGAAAGGGGCTGAACCAGTTTATGCAGGCGCTCTGCCCTCAGGCCATCATGATGACCATGGGCGTGCTCGTCGATAGCCCGCGATTCGATCCAAAAATTTACGAGACCGAGGCCGACCGTATCGCCGCGAAGCTTCAGCCGTATGCCTGCATGTATTACCCCTGGCACATCCGAGACTTTGCCTGTGATGCGGAAATGAATATCGAATGGGTATTGCTCGACGACTCCCGCACTATTAAGACCGACCCTCTGAAGGGCGAAGAGCATAAGAAAATCTATCGTCTATGGACTAAAGCCACATATCAAGATTTCGAGATCAAAGAAGCCAAGCAGGGAGAGAAACCGAAGGTCGAAGCCGGCGAGGTCTACGCGCATAACCTTGGCGAAGTGCCGTTTCATTTTGTGAACGTTAGGGACGTCGAAGATGACCATGTATGCGACAGCCCGATGGAAGATATCGGCATCCTGTCTCGGATGATTTACAACATCATGTCCTACCTCGACGAGATGCTCGCAAGCGGCACGTTCAAAACGCTATTTTACCCGACAATCACCAAAGAAGACATTCCGCCCGAGATTAAGAAAAAGGGCGTATCAGACAGCCCGGTTGCGACGTTCAACGGCGCCGCGTCTCATGTGCCATTCTTTGCCGGTGCTGGGCTGGAAAGCATCAACCCGTTTATTGATTCATTCAATTTGTACAAGCTGCAAATTTTTTCAAAAATCGGGATGGATGTAGACCGCGACAAAACATACGTTCAGTCAGGCTCAGCCATCGGGCAAGAGTTTAAAAAAACGGAAGCACTATTAATAGGAATATCAGAGGCAATGGAGGAAGCGGAAGAGTTTATCATCCGCGTCGCTGCATTGTGGGAAGGGAAAAAGATTGATCCAGAGGTCGAGTACACAGACGATTATCAGCAGGCGGACGTCGCTGCTGAATTCGCCAGACTTAAGACCGCTTACGATATGGCTCAGCCTGACGTGAGCAGGTTAGCGCTTGAAGGATTGGTTAAAATTCTTTTCCCTAATCTCTCTGCCGACGAAGCGAAGAAAATCTCTGATGGAGATTGGAAGCGCAACCCGGTAGAGCCACCCCTGACAAACCCTTTTAAAGGTGCGCCCGGAAGGGTAGAAACTCCACAAGAGGTAACAGAATAATGGCAGATTGGACTATAACGGCAGAGCCGGGCGAAGGTGAAGAGGTCTACAAATTTAACGACCCCAAAACTGGACGCGAATTAACACTACCGATGGTAATCAACGGTGTGGCAACCAAACAGCTTTTCGAGGGAACAATCGAGAAATCGAAGATGGCCGCGAAAAAGCAATATCAAGCGCAGATTGAAGAGCTGACAGCCAAGGCATCAAACTACGAGGAAACTAAAAACCGCCTTGCAGAACTTGAGTCAGGCAGTCTCTCCGCATCAGACAAGAGCAAGAAAGAAACAGAGCGATACCAGAAAGAAGCTGAGAAGATGAAAACCGAGGCCGAGCGCCTCCGCGCAAATCTTCACAAGGAAAAAGTCGGTAACGCAGTACTTAAAGAACTCGGTGAGATCAAAGGTCTCATCAACGTCAATAAGGCTGAGACTCTATTCTCTCAGGAATGCTCGCCAAGACTTATCGAAGTAAACGGTGAATTCAAAGTCATCGCCGACTACGAAGGGTCAGAGGTGAGTCTTTCCGAAGCTCGTGAAAAATGGATCGCGCGCGATGACAATAAGTTTTTGCTTCAAAATACACTTTCACCCGGTGGCGGCTCCACTGGCGGAAATTCTAGCATAAACACAAAGCAAATGAAACGGGCCGACTTTTTCGCACAGTCTCCAGCGGCGCAAGCTGCGTTCATGAAGGATGGCGGTAAAGTAATCGATTAAGAGAGGAAATTATGGCAAGTGCAAACACGCTTACAGGGCTGATTAACAACATCTATACAGGATGGAATGTTGTCAACCGTGAGCTTACCGGATTTATTCCGGCGGCTGCAAAGGATGCAAGCGCAGCTCAGGCGGCAGTGGGTCAAACGATCCGCACACCTATTGCGCCGGCAGCGTCCACAGTGAGTATTACCGCGTCGAACGTATCTCCAGATACTGGCGGGCAGGCGATGACTTACACAGACGCGACAATCAGCAAGTCGAAAATGGTGCCCATTATGTGGACAGGCGAAGAAGAACGCAGCTTAGCTGACGTTCATAATTCTTTGCAGACACAGCAATTCGAGCAGGCATTCAGAGCGCTGGTAAACGAGATCGAAGTTGACCTCTTCGTTGAGGCATATACACACGCGTCTCGCGCATACGGTACGGCAGACACTACGCCTTTCGCATCGTCTCTGTCTGACATGGCCCAGATTCGCCGAATTCTCGACGACAACGGAGCGCCGCGAACAGGCCGGGCAATGGTTTTGAACACAGCAGCCGGTGCAAATATGCGGACACTCGCCAACCTTGGTGTTGTTTCGTATGCTGGTACAGACCAGACTTTGCGCGGTGGTACACTTCTGCCGGTTCACGGTTTCGAGGTCTATGAGTCAGGCGGTATTAGCTCCCACACAGCGGGTGCGGGTACTGGTTATGATGTGAACAACGGTTCAGGTGAGGTAACTGGTCAGACGACTATTACTCTCGATGGCGGTACCGTGAATACCACTGGTATCAAAGCCGGTGACGTTGTAACGTTCGCGACCGATACAAACAACAAGTACATGGTCAATACCGGCCTTGTTGCGACTACTGGGGACATCGTTCTCGGTAATCCGGGCGTGCGTATGACCATCGCGGACACCACAGAGATGACTATCGGCGGTACATACACCCCGAACGTCGGATTTAACCGCAATGCGCTTAAGCTTATCACCCGTGCGCCCCTCATGCCTAGCGGTGGTGATGCAGCCCGTGACCGCATGTACATGACCGACCCGCAAACCGGCATTACCTTCGAGATTACCCTCTGGGGGCAATACCGCCAGCTTCATATTGAAGTTGCAATTGCGTGGGGCGTCAAGGCTGTACAATCAGAACAGATCGCTGTTCTTTTGGGGTAATATGGCAGAGCTAAGCGCAGCAGAAGGCACGGCGATTGAAGCCACAAGTGTGGATCTTCAAAAAGCAGGGTTCGCGACTAAATTTCGCGCCCTGCAAAATCCGACCATCACAACCTATGCGACGGATAGTGCGATCACATTCGCCAACCCGGCTAACTACGCGAAGTTGACAAAAGGTTCAGCGGGGGCTTATACCCTCGCTGCGCCAACAGCAGCACAGGAAGGCTACCGCCTTACAATCCTGTGTCAGTCAGCATTCGCGCACGTTGTAACCGCGACAGACCTTTTGGACGATGGCGTCACAGGTGGGGCAAAAGACACGGCGACCTTCGGGGCGTTTGTGGGTTCTACTCTGGAATTGATCGCAATCAATCTCAAGTGGCATGTTATCGGTAAAAACGTGGTAACGATTGCGGCGGTATAAGGAGAAATATGGAAAACGAACAGGAAGCGGCGTCTGATAAAGAGGCGCCCAAAGTCAAGGTGAAGAAGGAAGCGGCGTCTGAAAAAGAGGCAAAGATTCCTGAATTTACCGGAGACGTAAACGCCTATATCAGCGATAAAGGCGCGAAGGAAAAGAACCAGAACGGCACATGGGAAAACCTTGCCAAAGTGGCGAAGCAGTATGGCCGACAGTTCATCTTTGATGATAAAAAGGTGCACGTCAATACCATCCCCGCTGATCAGCTCAGGCAATTTATCACGATTGCAGAGGCTTACCGTAACGGTCAACTTTACTAATGGAAACGACTTACTGCACTGTCTCAGATGTTACGACCTACGCGGCGGCCAATGGCGAAAGCTCTTGGTCGGTGCTGGTTAATAATGATCTGAGCGGTGCGGTAAATCTCGTTGCAGGCTATGCGGCGGGACTGCGGACGATGCTCGTGGATGGTATCGACGACG